GATGTCCGCAAGGACCTGACCGCGATGGTTGACGGGTTGCAGCAGGACCTCCACGCCACCCTGGTCGAGATGCCGAAGGAGCGGGCGACGACGAACCAGCTTGCGGAGATCGAGGGGACGGACCTCGATGTTTAAGCGCCTCGTCTGCCAAGTGTTCCACTCCCGATACGCGATGTTCATGGGGCTGTCCTCAGCGACCAAGGCCCCGATGTACCGCTGCCGAAAGTGCCGGAGGCGGTTCTGATGGGGAAGTTCACGACCCTGGAGGAGATGATCCTGGCGACCGCCGAGGCCGTGCGCCCGCCGGAGCGCCTGACCGTGGCCCAGGCCGCCGAGAAGTACCGCTTCATCAACAACCCCGGCAGCTACGTCGGGAGGTACAAGAACAGCACCACGCCCTACCTCGTGGAGCCGATGGAGATGCTGACCTCCCTCGACTTCACGCAGATGGTGTTCGTCGGCCCCGCACAGTGCGGCAAGTCGGATATGTCGCTCAACTGGACGACCTACAGCACGATCTGCGACCCGGCGGACATGATGCACATCGACAAGAGCCAAGCGTCCGCGCGCGACTGGTATCAGCGCCGGATCGAGAAGCTGTTCCGCGACAACCCGGAGGTGCGGAACCGGCTGCTGCCGGGTAAGCACAACCAAAGCACCTACTCCAGCCGCTTCACCTCCGGGATGCTCTACACCCTGTCTTGGCCGACCGTGAACGAACTGAGCGGTAAGCCCCTCGGGCGGCTCTGGCTCGCGGACTACGACCGGATGGACGAGGACGTGGGCGGCGAAGGTTCGCCCTTCGACCTGGCCGTGCAGCGCATGAAAACCTTCGGGCGCTTCGGCATGTGCGCGGCGGAGTCCTCGCCCTCCAGGATCACCGAGAACAGCCGGTGGATGCCCAAGACGCCGCACGAGGCCCCGCCCACGACCGGAATCCTCGCTCTCTACAACCGGGGCGACCGGCGGCGCTGGTACTGGCCCTGCCTCGCCTGCGGGACCCCGTTCGAGCCGTGCTTTACCCTGTTCGAGTGGCCGGACTGCGAGGACATGCTGGAGGCTGCCGAGCAGGTCGTGATGCCGTGCCCCCATTGCGGCCACAAGTACCGGGACGCGGCCCACGAGGAGAGCGGGACGCCCGGCAAGCGCGGCATGAACCAGCGCGGCTTCTGGCTGCGCGACGGCGAGAAGTTCGACCCCGAGACCGGCGAGATCACCGGGACCCCGATCAGGTCGCGGATGGCGTCGTTCTGGTTGAAGGGTCCGGCGGCAGCCTTCGCGGACTGGACGGACATGACGCTCAAGTACATCAAAGCGGTGGCGGAGTTCGAGGCGACCGGATCGGAAGAGGCCCTGAAAACGACGGTCAACACCGACCAGGGCCTCCCCTATCTCCCGGCGGGGCTGGAATCCGAGCGGCTGCCGGAGGAGTTGAAGGCGCGGGCACAGGGCAGCCTGGGCGAGCGCGTGGTCCCGGCGGACGTGCGGTTCCTGATCGCCACGGTGGACACGCAGAAGAGCCGGTTCGAGGTCCAAATCCACGGCGTCCGGCCCCACGGCGACATCGTTGTGATCGACCGCTTCAAGATCAGGAAGTCCGAGCGGCTGGACGAGGACGGCGACCCGCTGCCGCTCAACCCCGGCTCCTACGTCGAGGACTGGCACCTCCTCGTGGATCGGGTGCTGATGGCCGAGTACCTGCTGGACGACGACTCCGGGCGGCACATGCAGATCAGGATGCTCGCGGTCGACTCCGGCGGCGCGGTCGGCGTGACCTCGAACGCCTACGACTTCTGGCTCTCCCTGCGCGCGGACGGACGGAACCTCCACCGCCGGGTGCTGCTGCTGAAAGGTGACGGGCGGCCCACGGCCCCGCTCGTGCAGATCGGCTACCCGAACGCGGAGCGGAAAGACCGGCGCGCCTCGGCCCGGGGCGAGGTCCCCGTGATGATGATTAACACCAACGCCGCGAAGGACATGGTGAACAACATGCTGGGCCGGACGGACCCGGGTGGCGGCATGGTGTTCTTCCCCGAGTGGCTGCCGGACTGGTGGTACAGCGAACTCTGCGCCGAGACCAAGACGGCGAAGGGCTGGGTGAACCCCGGCAAGCAGCGCAACGAGGCGTGGGACCTCATGGTCTACTGCATGGCCCTGTGCCACTCCAGCCGAATCAGGCTCCAGCACATCGACTGGTCGAACCCGCCCGGCTGGGCGCAGGAGTGGGACCAGAACGACCTTGTGTTCGCGGGTCCAAACAAAGGGTTTGATATTCACCCGAAAAGTGAATATGATCTATCGAAACTGGCCGAGCAGCTAGGCTAAGGGGGCAGACTTTGACCGCAGAAGAGAAATTGGCAGACGCCAAGCATCAGCTTCACCTCCTGGTCACGGGCCAGCAGGCCCGCGTGTTTGTCGATCAGAACGGCGAGCGCGTCGAGTACACCTCCGCCAACCGCGCCGACCTGCGCAAGTACATCGAATCCCTCAAGGCCGAGATCGCGGGCGCTACCGGCGTCACCGGCCCGATGCGCGTGTGGTTCTGACATGACTATGACCGTCAAACCCGCCAATCTCTCCGTTGACGAACTGCTGGGGCCTGCCCCGGCGGAGACCGCCATGGTGGGCGGGGCCTTCGACGCGGCCAGCCGCAACGAAAAGACCCTGAGTTCCTGGCAGCCGGTCCTCAACTCCGCCGACGTGGACCTGATCCCCGCGAAGGAAAGCCTGGACGCGCGCTCGCGGGACTCCCTGCGCAATGACGCCTACGTTCGCGGCGGCGCGCAAATCCACCAGGACAGCATTGTCGGCGGCCTCTACGCGCTCAACGCCAAGCCGCTCGTCAAGCTGCTCGGCCCCGGGTTCGATGAAACCTGGGCGGAGGAGTTCCAGGAAGAGGCCGAGGATCGGTTCACGCTCTACGCGGAAAGCCCGGACTGCTGGCTCGACGCTGGCCGCACCAAGACGCTGACCGAGATGGTCCGCCTCGCCGTTGGCGTCCACGTCGCGGCGGGCGAGGTGCTGGCCTCCGCCGAGTGGATGCGCGGCGGCTTCGGGCGGCCCTTCAACACGGCGCTCCAGTTCATCGACACCGACCGTCTGTCCAACCCGCCCGAGAAGGCGATGGACCCCAACGTGATCGCGGGGGTCGAGAAGGACAAGTACGGCGCGCCCCTCCGCTACTACGTCCGGGTCGAGCATCCTTCCGACTTCCACAAGCCGGACAACTACCGCTGGCGCACCGTGGCGGCCCGCAAGCCGTGGGGTCGTCCGATGATGATCCACCTGTTCGAGCAGATGCGGCCCGACCAGACGCGCGGCGTGGCCGAGATGGTCACGGCCCTCAAAGAGATGCGGATCACCAAGCAGTTCCGCGACGTGACGCTCCAGAACGCCGTGGTCAACGCGACCTACGCGGCCTCCATCGAGTCCGACCTGCCGAGCGCCGAGGTGTTCGCGCAGCTTGGCGGATCGGACAACATCCCGGAGGCGATGCAGCAGTACATCGCGGGATACCTCGGTCAGATCAGCCAGTATTCCGGCGGCGCGCGGAACCTGCAACTCAACGGCGTGAAGATTCCGCACCTCTACCCGGGGACCAAGCTGAACCTGCACCCGGCAGGCAAGGGCGGCCCGCTCGGCCAGGAGTTCGAGCAGAGCCTTCTCCGCTACATCGCGGCCTCCCTCGGCGTCTCCTACGAGCAGCTTTCGCGCGACTATTCGCAGACCAACTACTCCAGCGCCCGGGCGGCCATGGCCGAGACCTGGAAGCGGATGAACGTGGTCAAGCGCCAGGTCGCGGATCGCTTCGCCACCATCGCCTACCGGCTGTGGCTGGAGGAGGCGATCAACAAGGGTGCGATCTCGGCTCTGCCCCGCGCGGCCCGGCAACGCGGCTGGCTCTACCAGAACCAGCGCCTCGACGCGATCTCCCAATGCGACTGGATCGGCGCATCGAAGGGCCAGATTGACGAACTCAAAGAGACCCAGGCGGCAGTCCTGCGGCTCCGCTACAACCTCACGACCGAGGAGAGCGAGATCGCCCGCCTCGGCTCCGACTGGCGCGCGGTGAAGCGCCAGCGCCGCCGGGAGAAACTGATGGACGCAGAACTCGGCCTGGAAGTCGCGGAGGACACCTCCACGCCCGGCGCGGTCGAGCGGGGCGCACAGAAAGAGAGCGGAGATTCCAATGAATGAGTTTGCGATGGAGGGCGACCTGCTGATCGCCCCCGAGGCCCACGCCTGGGTCGAGAACCTGCTGACCAAGCTGGGGTCGCCTGAGTTTGTCCAGGAGTTCACCCAAAAGGTGAAAGCCATGGAGGACGCGGACGGCGAAGATGATTTCTGGGAGCCGGGATTCAGCCTGCGCCCCTACAACGTCAAGAACGGCGTCCTGACGATCCCCGTGAAGGGGATGCTGATGGCCGGGCTGACCTACGCCCTCGGCAACTTCGCGACCGGCTACACCTACATCGCCCGGGCCGTGCTGCGCGGCGTGGACGACTCCGCCGTCAAGGAGATCGTGCTGGAGGTCAACTCGCCCGGCGGCACGGTCCCCGGCCTGTTCGACGCGGTGGACACGATCTACGCGGCGCGCGGCAAGAAGCCGATCCGGGCCGTTGCCAACGAAGCGGCCTACTCGGCAGCCTACGCAATCGCCAGCGCGGCGGACGACATCACCGTGGCCCGCACGGGCGGCGTCGGCTCGATTGGCGTGATGACCCGGCATGTCGATATGTCGAAGGCGCTGGAGCAGCGCGGCGTGAAGGTCACGGCGATCTTCGCGGGCGCTCGCAAGAACGACGGTGCGCCAGACGCGCCGCTGTCGGACGCGGCCAAGGCGCGGATGCAGTCCCGCGTGGACGCTCTGCACGGTATTTTCGTCGCCACTGTGGCGCGGAATCGGGACCTGGACGAGCAGGCGGTACGCGATACCGAAGCTGCGACCTTCATGGCCCAAGAAGCCGTCGAGAACGGGCTGGCCGATGCGGTCGGTCCCCTCGACTCCCTGTCGGCCAATGCCGATCCCTCCGATGAAAATGAGGACGAAGAAATGTCGAACAAGAACGACAACCCGGCGGTCGATCAGGCCGCACACGATGCTGCTGTCGCCAAGGCCAAGACCGAAGGCGAGAAGGCAGGCGCGTCCGCCGAGCGCGAGCGCGTCAAGGCGATCATGGATTCCGAAGAGGCAAAGGCCCGCCCCGCAGCGGCCCGCCACATCGCCATGAACAGCGATATGTCCGTCGAGGACGCTACCGCCTTCCTCAAGGGCCTGCCCGAGGAAGCCAAGGCCCCCGAGGCCGATGAAGAGGCCAACGGCGGCGACGGCGGCAAGCAGTTCGAGAACGCCATGAACGACACCCAGAACCCGGAACTCGGCGCGGGCAACGGCGGCGGCAACGACCAGGACGACGACGATGCGTTCATGGCCTCGTACCGCTCGATGCGCGGCCTGGGCTAACCCGCCCACGGGGTCGCGCGCCGCGCGGCCTTGATCCCTGAAACACCATCTTTGGAGAGAAAACGATGGCGACTATCACCCCCCAGAACGACCGCCTGGCTGGCATTGCCGGGCAGTCTGCCGACACGATCCAGCCGGATCAGGTCGATTTTATCGGCGGCCACTGGCCCGAAGTCGGCGCGGTTGTTGAGACCGTGGCGAACGGCCAAGACCTCGCGTACCTTCAAGTCGTGGGCTTCGACGGCTCCGGCAACATCGTCGCGGCCAACAACACCACCGTCACCGCTGTCGGCGTCATGCCCTATGCCGTGGACGCCACTGGCGGCGCGGTGAAGGCGGAGATTTACCGCTCCGGCAACTTCAAGCCCGAGGCCCTGGTTTGGGACGCAGGCTACGCGACCGACGCCGACAAGGCGAAGGCGTTTGAAGGTGCGCCCAGCCCCACGCAGATCGTCCTGACCGCCCAGCGGACCATGGTGGTCTAAACCGCAACCTGGAACCTCGGCCTCGCGGTCGGACCAACATTCACCTGAAAGGTTAAAAATGACCCTCGACATTTACACCCCGCGCCGCCTGGCGCTGATCCAGCAGGAAGAGAGCCAGACGGTTCGCGCTTCCCAATGGCTGAATATGTTCTACCCGAACACGTTCAACTCGGACCAGGAACAGATCATGTTCGACAAGATCGACGCCTCGCGCGAGATCGCCCCGTTCATGCTTCCGAACCTGCCCGGTAAGCCGATCTACCGCCGCGACGGCGAGCGGATCGAGATGTTCACCCCCGCCTACACCAAGCCCAAGGACTCTGTGGAGCCGGGCATGGGCATGAAGCGTACCGGGGCCGAACTGGTGGGCCGCACCCCCCAGATGTCGCCCCAAGCGCGGATCGCGGCAGCCGTGGGCGACATCACCCGCAAGCACATCGACGGCATCGTTCGTCTGTGGGAGTACATGGGCGCGCGCTCCGTCATCGACGGCACGTTCACCGTCCGCTACACCGACAACCCCGCGCATGACGTGACTCTGGACTTCGGGCGCGACCCCGGCCACACCATCGTCAAAGGCGCTGGTACGAAGTGGGGCGATGCGGGCGTCAGCGCGTGGGACGACGTGCAGGAGTGGGTGGACACCGTGTCCGCCGCCGACTACGGCGCGACCCCGACGGACATCTTCATGGGTGCGACCGCCTGGAAGGCGTTCATCGCTGACGCCGATGTCCAGAAGCGCCTGGACCGCGACGTGAAGGGCGTTGAGCAGACCATGCTCGACCAGAACCTTATCGTGAAGGACAAGATGCGCCCCTGGACGCTGATGGGCATGTTCGGCACGATCCGCGTCTGGCTGGTCTCCGGCATCGGCAACACCTTCCAGTCCGGCGGCAACCGCGTGGACATCCTCAAGTCGAACGAGGTGTTCATCGCCTCTGCGGCTGTGGACGGTGTGCGCGCCTTCGGTGCGATCCGCGACCTGGACTCCCTTGAGGCCGTCGAGATTTTCCCCTCGACCTGGACCGAGAAGGACCCGAGCCGCCGGTTCCTGATGCACCAGAGCGCGCCTCTGATGATCCCGGTCAACCTCAACGCGACCCTGCGCGCGACTCCGGTCGATCTCCCCTAAGTCGCACTAGCGACCTGACCGCCCCGGCACATCGCCGGGGCGCTTCACCATCCCCCGAAACCCATAGCGAGGAGCCGAGAAATGAAGGTTCAAGCACGTCACGCCATTATCCGCAAGGAAGGCAAGAAAACGGTCTCCCACCGGCCCAACGACAAGACGAAGGGCATTTTCGAGTGCCCCGACGACGAGGCACAGGGCTACATCGACATCGGCGCAGCCGTGAAGGTCGAAGAGGCCGAGGCCGCGCCTGCCAAGCCCAAGGCCAAGGGCAAGACTGCCGCCGAGAAGAAGGCGGAGAAGGAAGCCGCTGACAAGGCTGCCGCCGAGAAGAAGGCCGCCGCCGAGAAGGAAGCCGCTGACAAGGCCGCAGCCGAGAAGGCCGCAGCCGAGAGCGGCAGCGGTGAGGGCGAAGGCGACGACGAGGAGTTGCTGGGCTAATGTCGATCCGGGACCTCAAGAACCGCTCGCGGCGGACGCTGCACGACGCCTTGGCGGTCCCGGCGATCTACGTGGACCGGGACACGCGGGCGGAGACGCCTTGCACCGTCCGGGTCCACCATCGCCACGACAAGTTCGGGGACATGACCGGATTCGACTACGCCCCGGCGGAGCGGATCACGACGGTCCCCGAACTTATCATCCTCAAGGACGACCTCGCGCCTACCCGGGCCGGGGTGTTCTCCATCGCTTCGGATGAAGCCTACAAGGTCGAGACCGTTATGCCGCCGGACGGCATTACCGTCACGATCCAGACGACGCGCATGTCGCAGGCCGAGATCGACGCGGAAAGCCTGCCGGTGCCGGGGGCTGCCTGATGCTGGACCCCGTGTTCTCGCGATCTGGCTTGGGCTACGTCGTCGCCGTCGAGGGCCTGCGCGAACTCGCCGCTGACTTCGACAACGTGTCCGACAAGATCAAGGCCCGGGCGGCCATGGCGATCAACTCCACGGCCCGCAAGTTCCGCACCGAGTCCAGCCGGGAGATGCGCAAGCAGGTCGCCTTCCCGGCGCGCTACCTGGACAGCCGCCAGGATGGCCGCCTCCGCGTCCGCCGCCAGGCCGCCGCGACCCGGCTGGAGGCCGCCATTGAGGGCCGGTTCGAGCCGACCAGCCTGACCCGGTTCGTCGTTGGCGCGGTGAGCCACGGGCGCAAGAACCCCAAGCTGCGCGTCTCGCCCGGGAGCCAGAGCCTCATCCCGAACTCGTTCATTATGAACCTCGCGAATCAGAACAAGGGCCTCGCGATTCGCTTGAAGCCCGGCGAGACGATCCGCAACAAGCGCAAGATGGTCTCCTTCTCCAAGAAGGACGCCAACCTCTATCTCCTCTATGGCCCCTCCGTCGATCAGGTTTTCCGCGATGTCGCGGTCGATGTATCGCCAGACGCGGCGGAGTATCTGGAGGCCGAGTTCCTACGACTGACGGAGCGACTGCTATGATCGACACCTTCCGCCTTCGGGTCATCAAGGCCCTCTGCGCCCACATCGAGACCATCTCGGTCGCGGGCGGCTACCAGCACGATCTCGCCGGAAAAGTGGTCCGGGGCCGGATCACGCTGACCGAGGAGGACGGCGCGCCGCCCATCATCGCGGTCAACGAAAAGCCGGTTTTCCCTGAAAACTTGCAGGGCCACGGCAGCGGTGCGAGCGGGACCAAGCTGGAACTGCTGATCCAGGGCTTCGCCGCCGACGACCGGAAGAACCCCACGGACCCGGCCTACCCGCTGCTGGGCGACGTGCAGAAATGTCTCGCGCTGGAGAAGCTGCGGGATGATGGATACGACCTCTTTGGCTTCAAATCGCGCGTCATGTCGCTCGATGTGGGGCAGGGGGTCGTTCGCCCGCCGGACGGCGTTGTGGCTGACACCGCGTTCTTCTGGCTCCCCGTAACGCTGGAGATCGGAGAGAAGTTCAACGATCCGATTGCGTGAAAAGAAAATCACCTGTAAGGTGATCTTTAACCCCAAGAGGAGTTTGCCCGCGAGGTCAAATTCACCCAAAAGTGGAGACTTACAATGTCTAACAATCTCGTTCTGGGTCGCGGCAAGGTCTACTTCGACCGCTTCCTGCCCAACACCAACACCAAGACCGGCGAACGCTACCTCGGGTCCACCGCCGCCTTCGGCGTGACCGCCGAGACGCAGGAACTCGATCACTTCTCTTCGGAGGAGGGCCTGCGCAACAAGGATGAGTCGGTGACGCTGCAAATCGACTACTCGGGGTCCCTGACCATCGAGAATATGTCGCCGGAGAACATCGCCCTGTTCTTCCTGGGTGACTCCGAGAGCGCCACCATCGCCGCCGCCCCCGGCGAGACCGAGACCCTGACGGTCCTGCATAACCGCTTCTACCAGCTTGGCATGACCAACGCGAAGCCGGAGGGCGTGGAGAACGTCTCGAACGTGGTCATCACCGATGTCGGCGCTGCCACCACCTTCGTCGCAGGCACCGACTACGTGGTGGAAGAGGCCGAGGGCTTCATCGAGATTCTGGCCTCCGGCAGCATCCCGGACAACTCGGACATCGTTGTGACCTACGACGTGGCCGCGCAGACCCAGGAGCGCGTGATCTCCGGCTCCAACCTGGTCCAGGGCGCTATGCGCTTCCGCTCGCGCAACGGCGTCGGCGGCCAGCGTAACTTCTACCTGCCCAAGGTGACGCTCCGCCCGAACGGCGAGTACGCCCTGAAAGGTGAAGAGTGGCAGAACATCGCCTTCAACCTGGAAATCCTCCAGGCCGGTGACGCTATCGCCAACCTGCTCGCCACTGGTCGCGGCGCGACGACCTAAGCCCGGTAGGAGGAGCAAATGACCGGACTTAGTGCCTTCACCCCCAAGACCCAAACGATTGAGATTCCGGGCGGCCAAGCCGTCGTCCGGGGTCTCGCGCTGGAGGACTTCGCGGTCCTCATGCGCGACCACCACGCGCCCATGGCCGCCCTCTTCGACCGCTACGTCGGGGAAGCCAGCCTTGAGCGTCTGGACGCGGAGAGCGGCGCGGGCCTCGGCCTGGCCGACATGGGCAGCGTCATCCTGGAGGCGTTCGAGTACGCCCCCGCGCTCATTGGCGACGTGATCGCCCGGGCGACGGGGGAGACCGAGAACCCCCACATGGCCCGGCTGCTGCCCGTGGGCGTCCAGATCAACGCGGTGGGTGAAATCGTGCGGCTGACCTTGGAGGCCGAGGGCGGCTTGGAAAAGCTGGTGGGAACGATCTCGATGCTGGCGGCCAGCCTGAAAACGGCGGTCGGGGATCGTTCTCGCTAGACGAATGGGTCGCGGGCCTGCGGGAGATGGTCAGTCTCCTACAGGCCCACGGCCACCCAGAAGCCCGGTACTATCCAGTGCCGTACCTATGGGCTGAAACGCGGATCGTGAGGCGGCGAGTGAACCGAGATTTAGCCAATAACGCAATTCTCACCCAAATGGCCGTTGGCTCAATCCTGTCTGAGAAGGCCGGAAAGGCTTTCCAGAAGCGCATCAAAGAACTGACCGGAGACTGAGTCCATGGCGAACCGCAACGTCGATCTTCTGATCCGCGCCCGGGACGACGCCTCCCGGGCCTTCAAATCGGTTTCGGAGGCCCTGGGCGACCTGGGCGCGATCCAGGAAGGCGTGGCGGCCAAGGCGTCGAAGGTTGACGCGGCTCTGGGCAAATCTCAGTCCTCGGCCCGCGATGTTGCCAAGGCAATCGGCGGCGATCTGGCGGCGGACGGCGAGAGGGCCGCCAAGGTATTCGAGCGGATCGAGCGCACGGTCTCCGAGGCGTCCGCGCAGTTCGAGAAGCAGAAGGCCGATCTGCGGGAGAGCGGGCAGGCTTACGCCGCGCTCAAGGGGCAGGCCGAGGCAGCCGCCGCCGCGATCCGCAACGCCGAGAACAAGATCGGCCCGCAGACTCCCGAACAGGTCGAACGCCTCAAGGCGATGCAGGCCGCCTACCGGGACCTGACGCGGGAGGTTTCCCGGACGGCCCCCAAGCTGTCCAAGCAGGAAGCCCAGCTTGAGCAAAGCGCCGCAGAACTCGACCGTATCCGCAACGCCGCAATTGCCGCCTCCTCGGCCCTCCGAGAAGTGGCCCGCAGCAGCAGCACGGCGCGCGGCGTAGGGGAGTCCGCGCAGCAGCAGGAAGCCGCCAACGCCGCCGCCCGGCGCGGCCTGTCCCAGCTTGCCAAGGCCGAGCGCGAGGTCCAGATCGAGATCGCCGCGCGGGAGGAAGCCGCACGGGAAGCCGCCCGCGCCGCCGAGGCCGAGAACGACCGGCTGGTCAACTCCGTCCGGGAGGTGATCCAAGCCGAAGAGCGCCTGGCCGCCATTGAAGCGCGGCGGGCCAGCATCGCGGCCAACCGGGCCGTGAACCGCCAGGCATCCGCCGGTCTCGCGGGGATCACCGCCGGGCTGATGTCGCAGGAGCGCGCCGAGGTTGCCGCGACCAAGGCCGCCGAGGCCCACCGCCGCGCCATGGACACCCTGTCGGCCAGCTACGCCAAGCAGCGCGCCCAGGCCCGCCCCAGCGTCCAGTCGCAGCGCGATCTGGCTCAGTCCTTCCGCACCAGCTTCGCGGCGGCCCAGAACGCGCGCCGCCCCATCGAGCAGTTGGTCGCGGAGATCGTCCGCCTTGGCCCCGCGACGGACAGCGCGGCCCGGGGCGTCCAGCGCCTTTCGGCCCAGACCCTCAACGGTCGCCGGGCCTTCGCCGCGTTCTACGGGGACTCCCGCCGCGCCCTGTCGCTGATGCAGCGCCTCCGGGGCGAGGTGCTGTCTCTGACGGCCTCGTTCGTCGGCTTCTACGGCGTGTTCAACGTCGGTCGGGGAATCTTTGAGGCGTTCACCAAGTTGGAGGCGGCCCAGAACCGCCTCGGCGCGGCCTTCGACCAGGATTACGCCAAGGTGAACGCCGAGATGGCGGCCCTCCAAGACGAGGCAGGCCGCCTCGGCATCTCCTTCGACGTGCTGGCCGACAACTACTCCAAATTCCTGATCTCCGGCCAGCAGGCGGGCCTTGAGACGGCGCAGCTTCGGGAGGTGTTCCGCCAGGTCTCCGAGGCGGGCCGCGTCCTCAAGCTGTCGAACGACCAGATCGCCGGGACGTTCAACGCGCTGACCCAGATCGCCGGTAAAGGCACCCTCCAGATGGAGGAATTGCGGCAGCAGTTGGGCGACCGCCTTCCCGGGGCTGTCGGCCTTCTGGCGAACGCGCTGGGCTACGGCGAGGACGAACTGGCTCAGTTCTACAAGGACGTGGAGAACGGCGCGATCTCCGCCGAGCAGGCGCTTGTCGGCCTCGGCAAGGGGCTGGAGGACACCTACGGCGGCCAGCTTGAGGACGCTCTGGACTCCACCATCACCAAGGTCGGGGAACTCCAGAACCTCTTCTTCCAGCGCCAGGCCACCGCCGCAAACGCGGGCTTCATCGACGGCCTCGATACGGCGCTCGACGCGCTCAACGAGTTCTTGGCCTCCGAGGAGGGGATCGAGTTCTTTGAGGCTCTTGGCGCGGCCTTCGGGCGGCTCTTTGAACTGCTCCCGGCGGTGATCGACAACCTCGACCTGCTGACCAGCGCCGCCCAAGTGTTCGTCGCGATCAAGTTGGGGCAAGTGGTCTCCGGCCTCGCCGGGAACCTCGGCAACCTGACCCGCATGACCTTCTCGCAGGCGCGCGTCCAAGTCGCGCTGAACCGGACGGTCGCGGCCTTCTCGCCCTCGGCGGCGGCAGCCCTGCGCTCCTCCACGGCGCTCGGCGCGGGCCTGCGCGGTCTCCGGTCCATCGTGGCGAGCCTGATGGTGACGATGCGGGCGGCCTTCCTGTCCATCGGCGGGATCGTCGGGATCGCGGCTGCGGCGCTGTCCTTCTTCGCGCTGGAGGCGGTGGTCGGGGTGGACGACTCGATGTCCGACCTTGAGGACACGATGCGGGACGCCGAGGACGTGATCGGGGACGTGGCGAAAGCGTTTCGGGACGCGGGCGGCGATGCTGACAAGTTCGCCAAGAACCTCAAGGACGTGGACACCCTCGCCAAGCGGATCGAACTGCGGAAGTTGCAGAACCAGATCACCGACACGCGCGCCAAGCGGTCGCAGACCTTCGGCGTGAACGACCTGTCCATCGGCCTCGGCGCGGGCTTCGCGGAACTCGACCCCGGCGCATCGGCCCTGCGGAACTTCAACGCCTACATCGCCCGGTTCAACACCGGCAAGATGTCGGCCAAGGACATGCAGGAAGCCCTCGGGGACCTCTCCGACGAGTTCGACGGGTTCGAGGACATCGCCGGGCTGTCCGAGTTCAAGGACTACGTGGACCAGATGGCCGAGGCGGAGGAGCAGATCGCCCGCCTTGAGGCCGAGTTGGCCGTGATCGACGGAACCGCGACCGACGCCCAGCGGGCGCTGCTCGGGCTGGACGAACAGCTTGACGAGTCCGCCGCTGCCGCCAAGCGGAGCCGGGAGCAGTTCGAGGGCTTCCAGGCCGCCATGCGGACGCTCGGAGAGAACATCCCCGAACTCAACGAGAAGCTGGAGCAGTTCGACGCGATCCGCCAGATCGAGGAGGATTTCCAGGCGGCCCTGGCGGCTGCCGACGGCTTCGCGGACGCCGCCGAGCGCGCGGCGCGGATTGGCGAGGCCGTGGAACTGCGCGGTCGGGCCTACGACGCCCTCTACGACGGCCAGGTCCGGGACTACGACGGGACGGACGGGACTCAGGTGGCCGCGCAGTTCCTGCGCGATCTGGAGGGCTTCCGGGCCACTCCCTATTGGGACGTGAACGCCAACCGCGTCGGCTTCGGCTCGGACACCGTTACCCTCGCGGACGGGACGATCAAGAAGGTGACGGAGGGGATGCGTATCTCCGTCGCGGACGCCAACCGCGACCTGATGCGCCGGATCACCACCGAGTTCATGCCCGCCGCCCGGCGCGGTGCTGGCGCGGCCCGGTTCGACTCTTTCAACGCCCAGCAGCAGGCCGCGCTAACCTCCATTGCCTACAACTACGGCTCGCTACCCGACCGCATCATCGCAGCGGTGCGCAACGGGACCGACCAGGAGATCGCCGCCGCGATCAAGGGCCTCGCGAACGACAACGAAGGGATCAACCGCCAGCGCCGCCTGAAAGAGGCCGCCCTGTTCACCACCGACGCCGGGGTCCAGCCCGCGCTCGATGCGGCGATTGACGCCGAGGAGGACCGGGCCGAGGCCGCCAAGAAGCTGAAAGAGGATCAGGACGACTTCCGCGCGGGCCTCGTCGCCCAGATCGAGCAGACGCGGTTCCTCAACTCGCTGGAAAACGAGCGCATGATCGACGCGGAGGTCGCCAAGGCGATCCGCGAGGCGGAGATCGAGGCCCAAGAGGTCGGCCTGCAACTGACCAAGGAGCAGCGCGCCGAGATCGAGGCCGTCACCCGGGCCAAGTTCGCCACGGCGCAGGCTGAGGAGGACCGCAACGACCAGCTTGAGCGGGCGAAGGCGCTGGAGGAACAGGCTGCCCTCCTCGCGGAGCGTCGGCGCTTCCTGCTTGAGCAGATCACGCAGATGGAAGGCCAGGGCGACATGGTGGGTGTTGCCCGGACCCAGGAAGAACTGGAGGCCGTGGAAGCGCAGCTTGAGAGCGCGCTGGAGAAGGCTATCGCGTTCTGGGAGGCCCTGGGCGGCGAGGGGTCCGAGAAGGCGATCCTGGCGCTCCAGACGACCCAGCAAGAACTGCGGCAGGTCGAGTCCACCGCCGTGACCACCGGGCGGCAGATCAACGACATGATCGCGGATCGCGCGGCCTCGGCCTTCGACTCTTTCTCCCGGCGCGTGGCCGAGGGTGAGAACGCCCTGGATGTGTTCAAGCAAGAGTTCATGCGGATGGCCGCCGACATCCTGATCCAGATCGGGCAGATGATTATCCGCCAGTCGATCTTCAACGCGATCTCCGGGATGATGGGCGGCGGCGCGCGCGGCAGCGGCGGCCTCGGCGGCCTGATCGCGGGCGGCGTCAACGGCATCTTCCACAACGGCGGCGTGGCGACGGGCAACAACCTGCGCTCGGCGCGCACCTT